CGATGGGGCCCGAGATCCAGGCGTTCGACACCGAGGCGGTGTAGTCGCGGTCGATTTCCTGCGCCACGATGACAGGGTCCAGCGTCGCCTTCTGTCGCTCGTACCAGGCCGCGTCCTTGCGCGGGTCGTCACGCCAGTCGAACACGAACACCTTGATGCGGCCGCCGTGCCGCTTGCGGTAGAACGGGTTGCCCGAGCCGTTGGGCGTGGACACGTCGCCCTTGCAGTTGGAGGTCTGGGACAGCGCCGCGTCGATCGCGTCGGGGCGCTCGTAGAAGGCGCTCTCGTCCTTGAAGTAGATCGAGGTCCGGTTGCCGCGGCCGATGTTGTCGCCGCTCTCGCCGACGATGGTCGAGCCGTTCTCAGGGTTCACGATGCGCATGCTGGGCGCGTGGGCCCGCTCGTTGTAGCCCTTGGGCCTGAGCTCCACCGGCAGCAAGTTCAGCGTCTCGCGGATCTTCCAGAACAGGGACTTCGGGTCGCCCAGCTTGTCGACGTATTCCTCCTTGCGCGAGCCAAAGCCGACCACGACGCCGGGGTGGAACAGCCACATCCAGGTGGCGATCGCCACGCACAGCCAGCTCACGCCCATGTCGCGCGACTTCTCGCAGAGCCAGTCCTCACGGCCGCGCCACCGAGCCACGACAAACTCGACGAACTCGGCCTGCTTGGGGAACAGCAGGAAGGGCGTCACGGCCTCGATGCCGCGCTCCACGTTGCGAGGGTCGAAGGTGCACAGCCAGTCGTTGATGAACTCAACCGGGTGGTCAGCGTAGAAGGCCTTCAGGCCTGGCAGGATGCCGGGATCCGCGCGCAGCCGCTGGAGGCGCTCCATGCGCTCGGTCCAGATCGGCCGGTAGTCGGGCTCACGCCAGTTGAAGGACGCCAGGTCAGCCATTCCTGGACTCCAGCTCGATCAGCAGGTCGACTTCGTGCTTGATCTTCTCCAGGTCTTGGAAGCGGCTCTCGGCCGGCTTGTCACGCCAGCGGGTGATGCGCTTGACGATGCAGCCCTCGAGAAAGCCAAGGTTGTTGGCGTGGATGTACTCCACCGGCTGGATCTTGCGGGCCTTGTAGTGGTCGCCAGCGACCTGGACGTCGAGGGCGCTCATGCCTTGCCCCCCAGGAGGCGCTTGTAGGCCTCGGACGGGTCAAGGGTCACAGTGGCCTGCGATTGCAGCGCAGGCAGGTCGTCAGCCCCGCCAACGGCGATCTTGTCGCCCCACTTGCGCGGGTTCCATTTCGCCAGGAGCTTGAGCCTTAGCTCGGCCCGGTTCTTGGCCCATGTCACGCTCGCGCTGTCGTAGCTGCTGCCGAACTGCGTGCGGTTGAGGCTCGGCTCCTCGTCGATGATCTGGAGCGCGTCGGCCGCGATGATCTCCTCGCCGGCCTCTCGCGCACGCGCGATGGCTTCGGATAGGTCAGGGCGAGCCTTGCACCAGTCGTACCAGGTCGTGAGCCCGAGGCCGAGGTCGCGGCACACAGGGGCCAGCGGCTCGCCATGAGAGACGCGCTCAACGATCTCGTCGGCCAAAGCCTGGGAGAACTTCGACGGCCGTCCGTTGGCCTTGGGCACCACGGTCTGGATGTCTGCTGCGGATTTCTTTTTGGTCGCCATAGGTTTGCTCATTGGGCCAAGCCCGCCCACAGCGCTGCAAACAAAAGCCCGTATGCGATGAGGTCGGAGATGGTCATGATGTGGATGTTACTCGGATGGTGTGATTTTCGCAACGATCAGGGCCTTGTGACACCGAATGACACAATGACCAGCTTTCCCATATAGGCGGGCATTTCTTACGCGCCCCCCGTTTCTCCCCTTTTTACTACTACTACTACTAGAAGGTGTCATAGGTGTCATAGTGTCAGATGTCATTGATTTATATGGGTTTTTTCCGTGACGCCTCACAGATGAGGTGTCCTGAAGGTGTCAGGAACAAGCAGCAAACGCTGCTGCCCGGTGCGTTTTGCCTTGCCGCCGTTCATGTTGCGCATGATCGTGCCGGCTTTTGTGACGTCGGCCTTGGTGCTGTTGTGACGACCCAATGACATCAGGACATCGGTCGCGGTGCGCCAGGTCCAGTTGTACGGCTCGTCCTTCCAGCGCAGGCCGTTGGTGATCAGATCCTCGATCGGGTCGATGACCTCGAAGTCCTTGTTGTGCTCGTTGAGCAGCTCCATCTCCTCGGGTTGCAGGAACCAGCTCTCGCCAGCCGCCCAGAGGCTGTGCACCTGCGCCCAGCACTGCTGCATGTCGATGCCGTGGCTGTGCTCGAGGTGCTCGCACTCGATCGTCCAGTAGCGGCGGTTGCCCGTCTCGTCGTGCAGGTAGTTCTTGGGGTTCACCGAGGCGAAGAACACCGTGCGCCGGGCAAAGGTGCTCTCCTTGCGGGCGTAGGCCCTGCGCAGGACGTCACGGTCGCTGGTGAGGAAGGATTTGAGCGCGGCCACGTCGGACTTGCGGAAGGTGGCGTCGATCTCGCCGAGCTCCACCAGCCAGTTGGAGACGCACTTCATGACGCTGTCGCGGTCATCGGGGCGCAGCAGCATGCCGTCCTTGAGCAGGTCCAGGTGCTGCGGCACCAGCTGCTTGAACCACTTGGTCTTGCCGACGTACTGCGCGCCCTGGAACACCAGCACGCCATGGGCTGACACACCGGTCGGACGGAACGCGCCGGCGATCGCGGAGATCATCCAGCGGGTGATGAAGGCGGTCTTCATGCGCATGACGCGCTCGTCGCTCGCCTCGTCCTTGGCCCTCACGGTCGCGATCAGGTCAGACAGGCGGTCCTGACCGTCCCACGGCTTGGACATGACCCACTCGGCCACCGGGTTGTAGAGGTTCTGATCGCCCAGGTAGGTGATGAAGTCGGGAACGCGGTCGACCGGCATGCGAAACTTGGCGCACTCGGACAAAAGCCAAGCGAGGCTCGCGTTCTGCTTGTTGTCCAGCGAGAAGGCCGCGCCAGGAATGAGGATCTCCTCCTCCTTGCTGATCACGTTGTAGCGCACCGTGATGCCCAGGCGCTGGCACACGTCGGCCACGTTCTCGATCGTGGACAGGGGCTTGCCCTTGTCGTTCACGTCCGGCAGCCACTGCTGATAGTTGACCAGGGGCGTGTGGAGAGCGCAACGTCCGAGCCGCTCCCCGGCAGGATTACCGGGCGAGCGGGCTCATGTTGGACGGCCTGGGCTGGCGCGAAAGGAGAATCACCACCAGAGCTGCCGGTGTTGTCGGACGGTCGGACGTCCCCATCACTTGCCGGCTTGACGGGCGGCTTGTCGGATACCGCACCCGGTTCATCAGGGCCGAGTGTAGCCGGAGACTTGAAACATTTGCGCACGGCCTTGATGCCCTCGGCGACGTGCAGGTCATTGAAGTCGGTGCCCTTGCCGCGGTCGCCTTGCCACGCGGGCAAATAGACGGGAAAGCCCGTGGCCGTGGCGGCCTCGATGCCTGGGTTCCATGGCTGCCCGGCCTGGACGTGGTTGGGTGGCCGCACGGTGAAGGCGTCGTCGTCGCCGGCCACGATCAGGCGGGCCGATGGAAGGGCCTTGCGGATCTTCTGCGACACCTCGGCCAGGTTGCCGGAGTTGAAGGCCACCACCACGCAGTAGTTGGTCGCCAGGTGGATCGAGACGCCGGTCGCATAGCCCTCACAGATGACGACCGTGCCCTCCTTGGTGGGCGTGCCGATGGTGCAGTAAGCGCCGGCCAGCGGGCTGCCTTTGATGAAGCGCTTGGTGCCATCGGGCCAGATGCGCTGGAGGCCGACGAGCTGCTTGGCGCTGTGCTTCATAGGCACCAGCAGCATGTCGCCGAGCACGCGAGCGCCCAGGCAGGTGATGCCCTTGCGCTCGAGGTAGGGGTGATCGGCCTCGACAGCCTCGTTCCACATCTGCGTGGCCGTCACCGCGGCATACTCGATCGCCTCTTGGCGCTCGCGCTCGCGCTGTTTCTCGAGGCGCTTCATGCGCTCGCGGTATTCGTCGCGCTCGGCTTCGGTGAACTGCTTGGGCTTGGAGGATTTCCAGGTGGACGTCAACTCAGAGCGCCAGCAGCCAAAGGCACCCGCAGGGAACTCGTCATCGTGAAAGATGTACCAGCCGGCCTTGTTGTTCGCACGACCATCGCTGCTGAAGCGGTGCTTCTCGCCGTCGCCGATGATTTCGTGGGGAGGGGTCAGCCCTGCCGCCGCGATAGCGTCACGGAAGGCTTCGGAATGGTTCATACAGTGCTTTCATCAGAGCAGCATCACAGGGAAAAGGTGACAGGCCAGAACGGTGATGAATCGTCTTTTCGCTCCGTCGAGCTAGGCCGCACCGTAGCAATCATAGCACCGATTGGTGCGAATTTCTCAACAGTGCCTGCGCGTCCTCGATCGACCGGACCACGCCAGCGATCGCGCCACGGATCTTCATCGCATTGAGGAAGGCCATCTGCTCGGTGGTGGCCCGGCCGGTGGCCGTCTTGACTTCCATGTAGAAGGCCTTGGCGTCGCCCATGCGGTTGCCGAAGATGTCCGAGAAGCCGGTGGGCAGACCGGTCTTGATGGGCCGGCCGTCCTTGGTGAAGAACAGGCCGACGTTGGCCCGGCACACAAAGTGCCCGTCATTGGACAGGGCAATCATGATGGATCGCATGAGGTCGGCTTCGTTCATGGTGCGCGATTATGCGCTATCAGACTGCGAGCTTGGCGATGCGATCGTGGGCGGTCTTGTAGGCCCAGCGGGTCGCGGCCTCCTGGCTGGCAAACGACTTGCTGCGCTGGATCACGCCAAACTCTTGCCACTGGCCATCGACGCGGCGGGCGTTCTGCACATAAGCGCGGAAGTCTTCGCCGTTGTCACGAAAGCCCACGATGTATCCAATCTCGCGGCCTTTTCCGTCATAGCAGTCAGTGCGCATGTAGTTCTCAGTGATTTCGCCATAGGTCATGGTGGGCTCCTTACTTGGTGATGATGGGTTCGCAGGAGATGCGGCAGAAGTAGCTGTGGGCGTCTGCGGCGGCTTGGGCTGCTTTCTGCTTGCTGAAGGCACCAAGGATGAGGCCTTGCGAGTCGATGACGATGTAGATGTATTTCATGTTGGGCTCCGGTTGTTTGTTGTCGATGTTGAGAATTATACTTGCGTTTTTCTCAACACCTCAACTAGGTGGTTTCCCTACCCTTGGCCCATACCGCCCGCACCAGATCCTCAAGCTGCTTGCCGGCCACATCTCCGCGTCGCTTCTTGACGTCGGCCAGGTAGATGCGGCGCAGGTGGACGTTGGGCATCGCCAAGACGTGGCGGGCCTCGCACTCGGCGCGCCAGTCCTCGCTGTAGTTGCTGACCTGCCGGCCATCGACCAGCGCCACCTGACGATCGCCCGGCCTCATGGCATGCCCCACAGCAGACGCCCGACGGCCAGGCCAACGATCAGCCAAAAGCCGCCGTGCACCATCGCCAGCAGGCTGATGAAGATCACATCCATGGATTTGTCGTCGCGGTGGGTCATGCTGAAGGCTCCTCGTCGTTGTTGAAATCGCATCATCAAAAGCCGCAGTAACCGCTGCTGCATTGGTTGAACATCTGCTCCTGGCGATCGTCATACTGTCCGCGCTCGGCGTAAGCCCAAGCGATCACGCGTCGGATGCCCTTCGCCCCACCATGACGCTTTGGCCTAAACATCGTTTTGCCGACCTTGGCCTCGATGGCCTCGACCCGCTCGATGTCCTCCTCGGTGAGCTGGCGCATGTCCGAGCGGTTCGCGTTAATGCACGGCGAACACTCCTTGCTGCGATGTGGCAACGGGTCAAACCCGGCACGGTGCAGCAGCTGGTCGCGCATGGCCTCGGTGTGCAGATAGAGCGGATGCCAGACGCGACGGCCACCATGGTAGATGCTCGACTCGATGAACTCGGGCGTGTCGGCCCGCTCCTGGCTTTCCTCGCGGCGCTTTCCGATCATCACGGTCGCGGCGTTGGCGGTGTCCACCTCGTCAATCCATGTCAGGAACGGCAGACCCTTGAGGATGCCGCTGCACCACTGGTGGCGCTGGCTGGGAAAACCTTTTTTGCGAACCATCAGCTCCTCGAATGGAACGGATGACACCAGGTGCACCACCGTGAACCCAATGGACCGGACCCAAGCCTCCATGCGGGCGACGCGGTCAAGCCAGCCAGGCGCGGCCCACCCGGTGTCAATGAATACGACATGCACATCGGGCAGCTGCTGCTCATGCGCCCACTGAATCATCGCCACGCTGTCGTTGCCGTAGCTGCTGCTGATCACGTTCATGCTCTCATCTCCTTGGCGTGTCGTGCACGCAGCACATGGCGCGCCCAGAGCTCTGGCCGCTTCATTCCTCGGGCCCGGCCGATTGCGACCAGATCCTGCTCTGACTGAGCTCGGCCCTGCTCGACGCGCGCCGCCTTGCGAGCAGCTGCCACATCGACCTCCTCAAGCGAGCCCTCGACGTGCTCGACCTCGCGGGCCTTGACCTCGAACTCATGGCCGCACAGGCAGTGGGTGGCCGCAGACGCCACGGTGGCGAAGCACTTCGGGCAGGTCTTGACCGGCACCTCGGATGGCTTGCTGGCGCGCTTCTT